GGGGAAAGGGAATACTGTGTTTTAAATGAGGAACAACGTCAAAAGGACTAAGTATGAAAAGTATTAAATTAAATCCGGTTATGTCTGAAGCAGATGCTAATAATTTAATTGGCACATTTTTAGAGAAAGACTTAATTCATCATCATATTACAGAGGACACAGAAGTGTTTAATGAAAAAGGTGATTTATTATGTGTTCTAAAAAAGAATGTTGTACCGGCAGATACTTTAGAAAAAGCTAGAGCACCATTTAGAAAAGCAGTTTCACCAACAAATAACAGAGGTGCTGCAGCCGGAGACGTTGGTAGTTTATATAAAGTTGGTGATAAAATTAAACATGATACTATTGGTGAGATAAATGGTAATATGTACAGGTCTTTATTAAATAATGGTAAATTATCAAAAACAAGTAGAGCCATACCGGTTGATAGTTCAGTTATAGGTTACATGGACAGATACCCTAGAATACCATATTGCAGAACAACAGCTTTCTCACAAAAATATTTTGATGAATATAATATGTGTGTTCCGTATATTAAGTGTGTTAATGACGTTTTTGAACAGTATGCACCACATAGATATAAAATTCAAAAAGGCATGGCTGATGCTTCATCAAATGACTTTATAATTAAAGACACAGCATTTACCACAGTAACTGTAAATAAAAACTTTAGGACTGCAGCACATAAAGATGCCGGAGATTTAAAAGAAGGTTTTGGTAATTTAGGTGTTATTTCAAGAGGTAAATATAATGGATTTGTTACAGTGTTACCTAGATATGGTGTTGGCTTAGACATTAATCATGGTGACGTCGCATTATTTGATGTGCATGAGGTTCATGGGAATACAGAAGTTGAAAAGATTACATACTTTGAGAGAATATCAATCGTTTGTTATTACAGAGAGAAAATGATTTATTGTGGCACAAAACAATATGAATTAGATAGAGCCAAAACAGAAACTAAAAAAGTAGCGTTACCGGAAGAAAAAGTTAAAGCTGATGAAATTAGAAAAAGAATTATGGAAACAAGCTAAGATATGTAGCAAGTGGGATTATTATTTGAGTCCATCAATTAAAGATGAATCAAATATTACGAAACATAAACAATCATATCTACACTTTGTAAAAGAAAAACAAAAACTAGTTTCAGCTAAATGTCTAGCAACAGCTTGGTTATTAAATGATTTACAAGATGAAAAGCTATCGGTAAGGGAATATTTTGCAGGTGCTGGTATATCTTCTGTAATAATTCAAAACATTGTAGATACAAATAACCACAAGGTCGGTGACTTAGATAAAGATTGTTGCGAACAATTAAAAACATTAAATAACATGGAAGTTGTGCATGAAGATGGACATAAGTCTATATTAAATAATGAGAAGTTTGATTTAAAAGTATGTGATTTCCCTCATAACAGCATTATACAAATATCAAGAGGTAAATGGAGTAATTTCTTAGCATTATTTAATAGTAAACCTAAGTATGTTGTTTGGACTGACACAGCTAGAACATACCCTCTTTCAATCCACAAAAAAAGATACGAAAAAGAATTTAATAAAGATGGTCTAAATAATTATGAAGATTATTTTGAATTTATGTCTAATTGGTTGCTAGATTATACAGGTTACTCAATCCAGAAAGTGGCATACAGAGGAAGTAATGCTAATTATATATTGGCATCAAAAGCGAACTGGACAAAGATTGAACATAAAAGTTTTACATTAGAAGATGAATGCGAAGGTTTTGTATGGATAACTTAGGTTCTTATTGTAAAATAAATAATATTGAAGAAGTTTCTGACTTACAGAAAGGTATGGATTTTAGATTACCTCAGTACAGGAGAGAAGTATTTTTAAAATTATATGAGTTTAATTTAAAGTATAAAGCTCATGCCGGTTTTGTTTATGGAGCTTTCCCTTATATAAATAAAAAATTTTCATTAGATACAGAGCAGAAACTTTGGTTAGGGTTTTTAAATGGTTGTACTCAAAACATAGTTACATCATGGATAATCTTTGAACTATTCCCAGATATAAATAGTTTTAATGTAGATACATTTAATGATTGGTGGAATATAAACTATAAAAAATTTATAGTAGGCAAAGGTTGGGATTTAGATAGAAGATACTTTAAGATAGGTAAGACAGGCTTAACAAACTGCATTAAATGTTACAAAGAATATGTAGATAAACATGGTAGCCAACAAAACCTATTTGATAGCATAGTAAAATATAACGACCCATACAAAAACTTTAGAAGTTTATGGGATTTCGTTAGGAATAAATTATTATCGTTTGGTAGATTATCAACATTTTCATATACAGAGTTCCTTAAGATACAAGGATTAAACATTGATTGTGACGATTTATTGCTTGAAGATATATCAGGTAGCCGGTCACATAGAAATGGATTGTGTAAAGTTTTAGGCAGAGATGATTTAGATTGGTGGAAAACTAAAGTAACATATAGCAAAGAAACAATTAATTGGCTTAAAGATGAAGCAGACATATTGTTACAAGAGTGCAAAGATAAAATCAAATATGATGATATAAGTTTTTACAGTTTAGAAACTGCATTATGTAATTACAAATCAATGCACAGACCTAATAGAAGATACCCTAACGTATATAACGATATGTTCTATAATAGAATTAAATATGCTGAATCAATGTGGGACAAAGATTTTAGTTTATTTTGGGACATGAGAATTGAGATATTACCAAAAGAACTACGAGTAGAGGACAACCCAAAAGACTTTGGTTTGCATCCTTATAAACAAAACTTTTATTTAAATACAGGGCAGGTAGTAATGATGGATAAAGAATGGGATTGTTTTAAAAACGATTATAATGATTATGTCAATTAAATGTATAGCTATAGGTGGGCAACCGGCTGTTGGTAAGACAACAATAGTCAGACAGTTTTTTAATAATTTTAGTCCATGGAAAAATTTTAAGTTTAAAAAATTATATGGTCATTATAACGAAGAATTAAATTTAGTTATATTAGGCAAATATTCTGCTGGTGAATTATTCTCCGGCACAGATAAACTGTCTATGTCAGTTCAGCCAGACTTTGATGAATTTATTATGAAGTATAACGATAAACTATCACCACTTAAATATAACATATTGTTAGAGGGAGATAGGTTATTTAATAAAAAAAGTATTGACCTTGTAAATTCAGTTATGGGTGTTGAGGTGTTTATAGTTGAAAGTGTATATACACATAAAAGACATATTGATAGAAATGACAGTCAATCAGAAAAGTTTATCAAAGGTAGAGTAACAAAGGTTGATAATATTAAGAAACATTTATTAGATGACTATACAATACTAATAAACAATGAAGATGCAGATATTGATAAAAACTTTAAAATATTATTAAATACATTAAGGGGGAATAACAATGTTTAGTCCTGATGGTTTTGAAAAGGCTATAATCGGTGTATCAGTTACTACAAGTCAGCCGGTCATAGTTTATGATTATGAAAAGTGTATAGAAATTATAATGGGTTGGGATGGCATAGAAGATGATATTGAAGCTATGGATTATTTTCATTTCAATGTTTCCGGTACAAACCTAAAAGATAAAACACCAATCTTTATAAGAAAGCATGATAGTGTAGCTGATATAGAGGATTATGATTATGAAGAAGATTAAAAAAACAGGTAGACCTGAGATACTTATCAATGATGAAATGATTAGAAGAGCAGAAGCATATGCTGCACAGGGTTTAACCATGCCACAAATAGCTTCTGTATTAGGTATGAGCCAAACAACATTATACGATAAAAAGAGTAAATTTTCGGAGTTTTCGGAAGCTATAAAAAGAGGAAAAGATAAAGGTATAGCAACTATTACTAATGCTCTGTTTAATAAAGCTAGAGAAGGCGATAACACAGCTATGATATTTTATCTTAAAAACCAAGCTGGTTGGCAAGATAGAATAGAAAAAGAAACCATAGTTGAACATAAACACGTTTTAGATTTAACAAGGGTAAGCACCAATGACCTCAACACTATTGAAAGAGCACTTGAATCTGCACTCATTGAACAAAGTGAGATCGGAAAAGATGAAAAGATCTCTAAAAGAGTTTACCAAGAATAGTTGGCAAGCCATAGAACCGGGAAGAGAGTTTTATGATAATTGGCATATTGATGCTATATCAGAGCATTTACAAGCAGTTGTGCAAGGCGATATTAAAAGATTAATTATAAATGTTCCTCCCAGACACATGAAATCTATTTCAGTTGCAGTTGCATTACCGGCATGGGCATGGACAATACAACCGGATAAAAGATTTCTGTATGCAAGTTATGCTGGTTCTTTATCAATAAGAGATAGTGTTAAGTGTAGAAGATTAATAGATAGTCAATGGTACCAAAGATATTTCGGAGATATGTTTAACCTTACAACAGACCAAAATCAAAAACAAAGATTTGAGAATAATAAAAATGGGCAAAGGATAGCTACCTCAGTAGATGGTGCATTAACTGGTGAGGGTGGTGACATAATAGTAATTGATGATCCTCATAACGTCAGGGAAGCAGAGTCTAGCAAAGTCCGTGAAGGTGTGTTAGAATGGTGGGATCAAGCAATGCAAACCAGATTGAATGACCCAAAAACTGGTGCATTTATTATTATAATGCAAAGAGTGCATGAAAGTGATTTAACAGGTCATATATTAGGGAATGAGTTTAATGCTTGGGATCATTTATGTTTACCTGCAAGATATGAAAAGAAACACCCCACCCCAACTAGATCATCACTTGGCTTTATTGATCCAAGAAAAAAAGAGGGCGAGTTGTTGTGGGAAAAGAGGGTTGACGAAACTACTCTTACAAGTTTGGAAAAAAGTTTGGGTTCATACGCAAGTGCAGGTCAGTTGCAACAAAGACCTATGCCCAAAGGTGGTGGAATATTAAAATCAGAATGGTGGGTTGAGTGGGAGAAAGATAAACTACCTGACATTGAATATATATTACAAAGTTATGATACAGCATTTAGTACAAAAGAAACCAGTAGTTATAGTGCAAGAACAACTTGGGGAATATTTAGAGAAAATGGTCAAGTAAATGCTATTGTTATAGAAATGTGGTACGACAGAGT